TACCTAAAGTTAAAACCTTATCAATAGTCGTCAAGGTTCCTCTAAGCTTCTTATTATCGCTTTCTAGTTTTTCTATCTTTAAAGTGGTCTTCTCTGTACTTGCTTTAAATGTTTCAAATATATTTAAAAAGCATATTTGATAACCTTTCTTGAATCCTTTATAATTGCCGCTAGTATATTTTGCCCTGACTTTCTCCCAGTGCTTATTAAACTCTGCAACATCAAAACTCTCTTTACTTGCTGTCATCTAAAACCCTCACAGTATTATTACTTCTATTACATACATCCCCAACTATCGTATGCCTTGATTTCTTCGCCTTCATTGCACTTTTTACATAGTCGATTGTATGCGTGGTCGCTTCCGAATATTTTTGAACACTTAAGACACTCTCGCTGTCCACTTGTGTCAACGTTATCTAGTCGCATTGCCTTTGCTTTTATACAATGATCGCATACAGAAGGGTCTAACCCTTTAAGCATCCGGTCGGTGAAAAGTGATCTCTTCTCGTAACTTACACACACGCGGCAGTAAGTCGTATTCGAACTCATAAGTTAATGCCTGTGAAAATGTATAGGTACATACTGCAAAAGATAAACAGTATAAAGAGAATTAATAAGTGAAGTTGTTCATTCATTCTAGCTCCAAGTCGTATCGTGTTGTGTTGTGACAATACGATAGGTCGGGCTATTCTTGATGTAAAGCGATTTCTTGAACGTCTAAAATTGCGGTCTTTGCGATATTAACGAACTCTTTATTGTCTTCATCGGCGGACCAATATACGAGAGTTACTCGGTCGATATTTTCAGAATAAACCCACCCTAGAACTCTAGACTTAACTAGCGTCTCTTCGACACCGATACAATGGTCCCAGAAAGTTATTAAATACGCTTCGTTTATTTGGAAGTTTTGCTCCATTAATATCCCATTTCTTTTTCTGTTAGTCTTTCATACCAATTTGAGGCGTCGCAATTCAACGCCGTCTCGATCGGTTTTGTTAGAACGATAGTAGTACCGTCAATCGTGATAAAATTGTCCAAACTTTGCTCTAAGTAATCCATGAGCCTATTTTGAAAAGTCATAGTAGTTTTCGCCCCAACTTGTTTTATTTCCGTTTAAATGTAGTTGATGTACATGAAACTCGTAATCGTCTATGACGTCGGCGATAATACAAGCGGATTGCCAAGACTCATGACCCTTCATAAAAGAGAAGACGTTTCCGTTAGACGCTGCGTCTCCGAGCCATCCGTTAAACCAAGCGTGGTATACTTCGCCGCTATCTCCAGTTACGCAAGAGTGTTGAACTCTGTGAGTACACCCGTAGATATAACTAACGTCTATCTTCTTAAGCAATGACGTTCTTGCACCGTTGACTCCGTAACTAGGCGGAGAGTGAACGACTTTCAATTTCTTATTGAGTGAATATACTTCTTGATAAGGAAGCCAGTTGATTCTTAACTTCTCAAGTCCTAGTTGATTTTCTAGTCTCAAGATATTCCAAAAATGAGGGCATTCTTTCATCACGAAACGGTCTAATCTAAACTCATGATTCCCATAGAGAAAGGTTATCTTCTCATCTGGAAACATTTTTCTAAGCTTAACAAGAAACTCTTTTCCGGCTTCTAGCTCAGTCTCTAAAGTTTCTTTAATGTCGGGATGTTTTGCGCCGTGGGAATTGATCGTGTAAAAATCTAAAACATCTCCATTCAAAATGATCTCGTTAACTTTTGCGTCTTTAAATACTGTTAATGCTAACGAAATAGCTTTATGAGAATGATACGGTATATGTAGATCATTAATTATTCCAACTCGCCAACTCATTTCGCATCCTTGCTTAAGTATAACCAAAGTTTAACGGGAGATGTGAATGGTTTGCAAGTATTTCAATATTATATTCGTAACACATTGCGAGTTACGCGTTAGTTTTATTCGTCTTCAAAAGAAAACATAAGTTCACGGGCGAGTTTCGCGTCCTTCTTTATAAGTTTCGAAAACCCTCGAATCATCATCTCGACCGCCTGAGACTCTTTGATAGTACCGCCGGAAGCTTTTATAATGTATTCGGTAGCTTTTAATATCTCTTTATTAATTTTAACCGATTTCTCTTTATCTTTACTCATGTATCTATAATAACACACTTCGTTATAAATATAAACATATTAATAGGTTAATTAAGTATTATTTACATAAAATTAAGAATCATAACAATTTAACGCAGTTGTATATAATTTACACGCCGTGTTTAAATAAATTCAGTTTCATATTATAACGTACACAATTGTTAACAAACGGTGACAAAAGTTACCAAAGGGTAGGATATGCTAGAAATAGGCGAACAATATAAGACACGCTATAAAAGTTATTTACGTAAAAGTAGAGCTGAATACATCAAGCTTCTAGGGAAATTGGATGAAGTAGAAAACACCCGTAGAGCAATTGGAAAACTTGGCTCCGAAGTTAAAGAATGGGGCTACTTGAAAAGATTCTGTAAAGAATTGAATGAATCATTAGATAAAGGGAGTTTGAGACTCCCATATAACACTCTTCATACTTGGGTATCTGATTATGAGATTTTTCATGAGTCCGAGAGTCATGTTGAAAAGAAAGTGAAAGGTGATATTGTTAAACCGGCACTAAAGCGAGCAAAGAAGAAACTTAAAAGAGGGCATGAGCCAAAAGACCTACTAGCCGCATATAAGGAAGAGGTTAATAAAGCCCCTGAGGATATTCGCCTCGATAAAATGATTAAGGATATTAAGAGTATTAGATTCGCGGTTGTAAACGAGTTAGTTAAGACGAAAGTAGATCAAGATAATCTCCGCGCCATTATGGATATGAGTCAAGAAATATACAAAGACCTTAAAACGTATTTCAGACATACACCGAAAACGGGAGCCGAAAATGGAAAGCACGTACACTAAAACGATTAATCTTATAGAAGGATTAAAGAAAACAGGAGATATAGACTCTATTAGGTGTGCCAATAAACTAGAGTGTTACGTCAAAACCGAATTATTTAGCTCTATAGGCTTCGATAATACGTACATTGAGGGTATCGACTTGCTTTTCGCGCATGTGATGCTCGAAGCAGTAGATTAATCTTTCTCGGTAACGGTAACTTCGACCGTTGCGTTCACGTCAAAGAGTCTTTCTATCTCTTCGTCTATGATTTTTTGAGGCGTTCTTCCGATCTCTTTTAGTTTCGCAAGAATCGCTTCATTAATTCGTATATCGGTCTTCTTGTTCTTAGTTGCTTTAATTTTTCGTTTTGCCATTTCAGTCTCCTATACTATAAAAGCGCCTTCCATTGCGTCTAGAGCGTTCTTAATTTCTATAGCTTCGTCAGGATGTGCCGCCATATATAAAGTTAGTACGTCCTTGATGTCCTTGTCTAGTAACTCGGCTAGCGCAGCTAGAGTTCCTATAGAGTCTACGACTGATACTTTATAAGCTTTGTTTAATGCTAGAATTGTAAGTACTTTTATTAGCTGTTCGTTGGTATATTTCATTTTTTGCGCTCCTGTTTAATAGCGTCCACTACCATTTTAGTATCAACTTGCATCGCAAACTCTATATAGTTATTAACCTCGCTTTCCGTTCCTTCTCTGCCGTTCGGGAGTACTCTGAAAAACTCGCGGACCTTTTTCGGATTAACACGAGCCTTTTTACATAAACGGCGAAAGGTTTTTAGTTCTTCCCTCATTACTCTCTCCTCTATTAAGAACCCAAATGCCAAAACTCGACACCGTCAACAATCTCAATACTCTCGATCACGTAATCTTCATAAGCGTGCGAAGGAGAATGAACTTTCTGTCTAGCCATATGTTGGACTAGTATTCTAGCCCTCTCGTCGCATCCATACTTAAACGCAGGAAACTTTGCGCGAGTGTTAAAGCTAAATGTGGACGGATAATCTATTACGCATACTTTCATCTCGTTACCCCGTTGTTTGTCTAAAGCTAGATTAACACGGGGCGTAAATACTGTCAAGACATATTTTGTCCGGTGCGTAATATTTAACATATGCCGATTTTTCTGCGAACCCGTGAAATGCCTGATTAAGAACGCTTAAAATACGAACCCTTGTATTGGTATCAGTTTGGCATTGAAATTGATTACGATAAAACCTCGTTAATCTGAGAGCGTGTTTATTCCGTATCGTAGACCACGATTTCGACTCTCGGAGCTTTTTTGTCCATATTACCCGTAATATACGAAGTTTCATGAATATACTTGTCGTTATCGTCCGGCAGACATCCGTTGATTACTAACGCATCGCAAAAAAATTTCTCATGAACGGAAAGAAAGTTCGACCGGTCCACTCTCCGCTTGTCTGGTCGGATAAGAATAAAGCGAATCTTACACCCGTTAGGAAACTTGTACCCGATTAGTTGCTTCGCCGCGAGAGTTTGGTATGTTTTCTTGATTACTGAGCTTGTGCGGTAGTGCCAATTGCGATAATGGTTTAAGTTGATCGAATATTTTTTACCCTTAGCAATTACGTGCAACGGCATTGTGAAGCGGAACTCCATACTTACTCCAAGTGTTTTATTAACGACAAGTCTAAACTGTGTTCAAGTGTATATATAGCAAGATCGGCAAAGAGTTTCGGATTATTAATTTCGCCGAGTACACATTTCTTGTATAGTTTTAATTTAACTCTCTCTTCGGAAGTTAAAGTTCTAACTCTATTTAATTCTATTTCGTTTTCGAATATGTATTTCATTTTAAAGTATTCCTAGTCTTGAAAATTTCTTTAAACCCTTCGAACTCTAGTTTTCTATCAGTGACAAATAGTTGCATCTCTTTCTTGTAGTCGAGCATATACAATCTATGTTCAACACTTGAGCCTCTAAATTTCGTTAGTCTTATCGTGTTATGCCTAACCTCGTTTACGTAAAAGGCTTGTAGGATATAGAAAAACTCGCTTATCATTGCCGGTTGTTTTGAACCTCGTATATCGTTTTGGTCGATTAGGTGTTCATAGTTTTCTGTTATCTTTCCGTTAGTATGAGCCATTATGAGAAACGGAATGTCAGAGTTTAGGGCTAGCGTCTTGAGTCGATGATAGAACTTGTCTTGCTCTGGAATCGTGACCGTTGCGTATTCCATACTCGTGGTTATGTTGTCGTAGAATACCGCCATTGGTTTATGTTCGCTTATAATCCAATCAAGCCGCTTGATAACATCTTTCCGGTTCTTTCCGTTTTCGTCTACTTCTGAATAAACTATAATTCTATTAATTAACTCGAAGGGCATACCGGTTTTATGGAGTTGTGCGATATAGTCTTTCGATCTCTCTTCGGATAACCAAAGTAGAATTTTATCTTCCTTATGCGAGAAGTTTTGAAACATATCAATCATCAAACTTCTGGTAAGCGTAGACTTACCGCCGCCGGACGTTCCAAGAAACGTATGCATGTTACCTTTTCGAAAACCGTTATGGGCTTTTAAGAAATTGTATTTCGTGTGAAACTGTACCCTGTCCAACTCTTCTAAATATAAGTCAGCCTCTTCCTTGCACGAGAAGACGGCTTCTGGATTAACGTTATCCATTTGCAGCGTCCGCGAAGAACTTAGCAAGCCTATCCTCGTGAGTCTCTGGTATCGTCTCGTTTAAATACTCCTCAAACTTACCGCCCCTAAATAAAGTTGATGGACGCAAATACGTTCGCATCTTATCGTCGTTGTGCCATGTGCTATATTTATTATCAATTACAGTTTTAAAATCTTGTATAGAAAAATCTTCTTTCAATCTTCCTTGAATTAATTTTATTGTTTCTTTGCTTGTAGGTTTAAACTTGGAGCCTAGCTTCGTATTGAGATAATCAACTATTTCTATTGTTTCATTACAAGCCTTTTTAGGTGACGGAGTTACCGCACTATTACTCTTTATCTTATTCTTATTCTTTATCTTATTCTTAGACGTGTCTGTGACACGGTCGGTGCGCGCCCGTTTAAAGTCTCTATTCTTTAGTTCCAGTAAGATAGGCGCTTCTATTTCATAATGGTTTTCACTTACAACTACTTTGTAACCGGCTTGTAAGCCGATTGCAACGACGAAGCTATCCGTTTGCAACGCCGACCTAAACCGCAAAGAAGTTCTAATTGTGCGTTTGTGAATCTTAAAAAAACAGGTTTCGCCGTCAAAAGATTCGTTTAAAATTTCCAGTAAACGCCAGTATCTACCATAACCCTCATAACCAAAATCATTGATTAAATCTTCTAAAGAATTGCTTAAATGAGCATTTGAAAAGTGTTTAAACCACTTCATATCATCTCCTATTAAATGTTGTTTTTGAATATGATTTAGAGTAGTATTCGACCACTAATTATATTGTGCATGGACATTACGGGCGGACATGCAATTTGTAAACCCGTAATGTCTAATTTCGTATTGCGTTACGAATCTAATATTAAAATAAAATAACCTCTTTACAATCCGAACGGTCGAATCTATAAACCTTTTACGACTTGGAAAATCTAAAACAAAATTATATTCTTGCGTAAAAAACAAGATTAATTATAAGCCTCTCGCACGTCACTTCCAAGTTGTTTGCGAGGGGCTTTATATACTGGAGATTAACATGAGCGTGAACAAAGTAATTCTAATTGGAAACTTAACAAGAGACCCAGAAGCTAGAGGAACCGCGTGTGCGTTCGGCTTAGCTACTAACGAAACATGGACCGACAAAGCCGGACAAAAACAAGAGCGTACCGAATTTCATAACATAAAAGCATTTGGAAGACTCGCCGAAATATGTATGAGCTATCTAAAGAAAGGTCGCGAAGTATATGTCGAGGGCAAACTTTCTTATGACTCTTACGAAAAAGATGGAGTTACGAAATATACAACTGAAATCGTAATTCAAAACATGAACTTCATCGGAAGCGTTCCGGCTTCTCAGGTAACCGATAATGAGTTCTAATAAAGAGTTATCAAAAGCGTTATGTTTCATACAATCTAATTTAAAAGCTGCTAAGACTCAAACCAATATGTTTGGTAACTATAATTATAGAAGTTGCGAAGATATTCTTGAGGCGGTTAAGCCATATCTTTCGGATAGTGATTACTTTGTTACTGTAACCGATCAAGTAGTTCTTATTGGCGACCGTTATTATATTAAGGCAACGGCGTCGTTTGGAGATAACGAAAACTTTATTTCTGTAGACGGCTTTGCAAGAGAGGCGGAGAGTAAAAAAGGAATGGACCCTGCACAATTAACAGGCGCGACAAGTTCTTATGCTAGAAAGTACGCTCTTAACGGTTTGTTTTGCATCGACGATAATAAAGACGCGGACACTCAAGACAATAGAGTAGCTGCAGAAGTAAAAACCAATATCGTTATTTATGATAAAGCAGCGCCGAAAACGAAACTTTTAGAAAGTGTGAAAGCACGTGCAGTAAAGGCTATCGACGATCATAGTAAGGACGCGGTTTTAAAATTCTTAGGAATAAAAAGCAGCGCCGGACTTAATAAGTTTACAGTAGATGAGTTAACAGAAGCGTTAGACGGATTGAACCGAGAGTTTATATTATAGATGATTTATTTTCTTGATACCGAATTTTCTAACCTCGATCCGATCAGTGGCGATATACTTGTTATGTATCTTGTAATAGATAACGAGCAAAACGAAACGGTCTACGAGAAAGAATTTCGGTGTCAGGTGCAAAGTAGAAAATATTGGGAGTCGGAAGCTGAGGACATACACGGTATATCATACACCGAAGCCTCTTTATATCCGCATCCGAAAGAGATGTGTGCGAGTCTTCTAGAATTAGGAGAAAAATATCCTTGTACGAAAATGGTAATGCAGACTACTAGTAATAGTTGGTTTGATAACGATAGAAAGAAACGAGCGTGGGCGTGGATAGATTATTATTATCTAGAATTGACCTTTCGAAAACATGGGAACCATTATGAGTTTTATAAACTCTTTCCGTTGAGTGTGCGAGAGTCTACAATTGATCTAGCAAAGAAAGCCGGAATAAAGAAAAGAGGATTAAAGCATTTGGCGGAGCAGTTTAATTTAGAGCTTAACCACCATGATGCAAAGTCGGACACTTTAGTAATGAGGGATATATGGCAGATTTTGACAAGGAACACGAAAAAGACAGCGAGCCGCACGACCACGACTTCGAGAAAGACGGTATATGGGTTCCAACAAACACTCCTGTAAAGAAACGAGAGAAGTGTTACATAGATAGATATCTCGATCAAGTAACGGGGTTTGAAAACAAAACGACGAAGGATTGTAATTGAACGTATTAAGCCTTTTCGACGGTATATCTTGCGGACAAATAGCTTTAAATAGGGCGAATATTAAATATAATAATTATTACGCCAGTGAAGTAGATAAGCACGCTATAAAAATCACACAAGAAAACTATCCAAACACTATCCAACTAGGCGATGTGCGGAAAATAAAGACAAAACACTTAAAGGATGTTGGCTTGCTTTTAGGCGGCTCCCCTTGTCAAGGCTTTAGTTTCGCCGGAAAAGAGTTAAACTTTAAAGATTCTCGTAGCGTTCTTTTTTTTGAGTTTGTTAAGGTGTTAGACGCGATTAAGCCGAAGTATTTTATCTTAGAAAATGTACTGATGCAGAAACAATATCAAGACGTAATTAGCAGTTTTCTAGGTGTAGAGCCTTTAATTATAAACAGCTTAAGCGTCTCCCCTCAAAAAAGAGTGAGACTGTATTGGACTAATATTCCTTATGTTCACACAACACCAAAAAAACATAAATTAAACGACATATTAGAGGTCTCTGGATTAGGGGCGAGGCGCGTGGGAAGGCGAATATTAAACGGCAAACGCGCTGACAACAGGTTAGATATACCTATTATACAAAGGGTCGAACTAAATAAAGACACGGCAACCTCTAATTGCTTAACCACCGTTAGAAAAGATAATATTATTATTAATGGAAACAAAGAGAGATATTTAACGCCTATAGAGTGCGAGAGATTGCAAACCGTTCCTGATAATTACACAAGCGCGGCTAGCGATTCTCAGAGGTGTAGAGCGCTTGGTAATAGTTGGACTGTTGATGTTATAGTTAAAATACTTTGCGGAATTGAAAACAAAACGACGGAAGATAATTAACAACCCATAACTAAAAGGAGTTAGTATGAAATGGTTAAAGCGAAAGTTTAAAAAATTATGGCACAAAGTAAAAAAGAAAGCGGATAGAAAAGTAATTACTCCGGCGAAGCTCCCAAGTAAATTAGAGATGGGCTTCGTTAGACCTCATAATAATTATGCTCAAGGTGCAGTTAATAAGACTAAGAACGTATCAGAGTTCGGATACTTCGCTCTTATGTATCGTGAACTCGCTACACCTTTTAAGTGGACAACGCGTCTTAATATTAGAGGGCAACTAGCTAAAGCATACGGGGAACTTGCGGATATGGGCGTTAACTTCTCTATTGAACCGCACGAAAACGCGTATAATAAGAGAGTTGGCGGTTTTGAATGCTTAATTCTAGCCGGAGATAAGACGAGTGAAATATACGCTCAACTATATCTCAGTATTATGGAGAAACATTTCCCGAATATGCACAATAGAGGTTTGAAGACTGTTCAAAGTGGTGACCGTGGTTATGCGAATCTTTACGCTGCTAGAAAAGCCGGAATGAAAGTAGCAATACTGTCGGAGAATTTTTTCATTGATAACGACAAAGATTGGATTGAGCCGAAAGCTTTAGCGGCGGTTTATGATGAGCTATATAAACTAACTAAGTAATTAAATATCGGCTTTTATTATATATGATGTGTGTAGAAAGGGTTGTTTGCCGAGACTCTTTTTTATTCTATCTCAGATAGTTCATACGCCTTAATTATCTTCTTTAATTTTCTTCGTACCTTTCGCGGCATTTTTGCATTATGTACAACGAAAGCAAGTTCGCCAAGATCGTCAATCGACATAGAAACGTAATTGTTAAACTCTTTACTATTACACGCAACCTTATTGTTATCCGCGTCTAAAATAAGCTTATTCTCGTAATCATGTACGTAAATATTCGGGCGCCACTTGATAGAACCGCCGCACCCTGTGAGAAGTACGGCGGCTATGGAGATAGACAAAATAACCCTACAAGGGCTATCTGAGAATATCTTTAATATCTTTGGCAGCCTGTAAACGGTCTTCGTTTTCATTCGCTTCCTTAACTTTCTTCTTTGTTTCTTTCTTAACTTTATAAGCCTCGACTGCATCGGCAATAAGTCCTATTAAGTATTTAACAATATATTCTAGGAACCATTTGCCGATTGCTTGCATACTATTCTTCTTTTCCGTCTAGCTTGTCGATTGCTTTTTTGATAACACCGTCAAGCGCCGCAAGAACAACATCGTCTAGTTTCGTTTCAGATTCTTCTACGATGATAACTACAATCTTGTAACAAATCATTGCAAGGTCTTCTGCGAACTCCATAAGTTCAGCTTTACCTTCTTCTTTTAACATTTCTTTTACTTTTAATAATACTTGTTCTTTCATCTATTCCTCCTATGGAAAATCTTTGTTGCCTAATATTTCAACCGCCGCCGTGTTTTGAAAAGCGTTACCTGTTACGGTAAAGAAAACCTCCAAGTAGTCTCCTGCGCTCAACACTACCCCTGAATTTAAAGTCTCCGTACCCGTGACATTTAAAGAAAAATCACCAGAGAAATCTGTAGAGTTTGTTTTCATGAAAGAAGTTTCTCTTGCTGCCACTCCGTTCATAGCGTTTGATACGGGAGCACTAAATATAGAAGTCACACCGTTAATTCTAATATCAAACGAAGTGGTGCCGACTCCTGCAAAAGAGCCTTGTATACTTTGAAAACTCACAGCCTTAATTATAAAATTAATTGGTAAATAAATCTTTTGATTAAAGGCTATATTCCCCGTGTTATCCGAAATTTGTCTAGATAAGGTCGTCAACGGTATAGATACAAACTGATCTATCATGTAATTGATAACTCCGCCCATACGCGTCATTGAAGCTTCTGAAATTGCCGCCTTATATTTCGTTTCCTCTATCTGTATTTTCGTCAATGCACTTGGTATATCTGCCATTCCTATCTCCTAGAAATATAAATAAAACTCGCCGTTATCACTTGAGAACCCGATCTTATCTATTGAATATGTATTGTCCGGCGTGAAGCCAAGACTTTCTGTCACTGTAATTGTGTTGGTAGATATACTTTCTATAACCGCGTTTTCCGCCCTATCTCCTGCAAAAGAATATGTATGTATATCCAAAACAGAGCCTACAAAGAATTTTCCTATATCCGAGGGCGATACGTCAAATGAGAAATTATCTACACCTGAGACAATATCAATTCTCGGGCTTAATGATCCATGTAAAAGCTTGTTGAAGTCGCTTGATTCATCGTATGTAGGAAACTCAATAATATAATCTTCGCTCGGTGCTATTGAGAGCGCACTTACTAGCATAAAATTAACGTCAGTCGGGTCTATACCAATAAACGTAATCGTCTCTTGAAAAGTGAAGCCAACATCTCTCACTTGTATTGGCTGACCGGCATACGGCGTCCATTTTTCAAACTCATTCTCTAAAGCTGACGTACCGAAAGATTTCTTTATCTTCAATCTTGTAGTAGTTGATCCGCTATCTATATACGACGAGGGACTTACTGAGCAATATCTTCCCGTTAAAGCGAAATTGGTGTCTGTCATTTCTAACGACACTTTTCCCGATGTAATATCGAGAGTCTTGTTTGTAACTTCCATCAATCTCTTAAAGGTGTCACGCCTACCTGTATTAGAGTCATATATTTGTAACTCTGTACCGTCGAGAAGTAATATGTCTCCGACTTCGACGCCGTATCCTATTCCGTAACTCGGTTCTACCGTGAAGTGTGTAGCGGCGAATCTATAGCGATCCAATAGCCTTAATGATAATGAACTAAAGAAGTTTCTGTTAATATCTCCAGCGGCGTATGACTTCGTTTCTATTGTTAACGGTGTCGAACCTGTTCTAATTCTATTAACAGAATCTTCACTTGTAGAAATAATATTATCGGTAAACTTGTTTCGAACAATATCATATCCAAACTTATATATAACCGAGTTGTAAAAGTTTTTGTTTGTACTTCTTTTAACTTTGATTTTAGACGCTTTAGAAATATTGTCAGCACTCAAAGTTATAGAGCCTTCTCCTGCAACCGCCGGAGCGGTATAGCCTACCGAAGCTCTTCCTTTTCTTGGTATAAAATATGCTGCAATCGGCGCGTACAACTCTTTCTCGATAAAATCTTTCGCATTAATTGTGTCGTCTAGCAACACATCTACGGTCGGAAATTGAGCGCCGAAGGTGCCGTCTATTAATTTATGTTGAGCAACATCCACCTCGTCTGGAGACATGCCGCACCCTTCGGAGAGACTATTATATTGCGAGAAAAACTCGACCGTTGTACCGATTTGATATTGTGACGGGCTAATAAACCCGTCAATTTTGACAAAACTAAAATCGTCACTAACGACCCCAACATCTAGAATTAAATATTGTCCATCGACACCATTAGAGTTTTTAATCTCTGCGATATCTCCGGCTGTGATAGATTGCTCGTCTGCTACATTAAACTCTTCTATGATTATTGAATTTGTAAACGTTTGACTTCCGATATCTTCAAAACTAAAGGCATCCGTTTCATAATATCCGTCGCTTGAATTTTTAGATAACATGATTGCAAGAGCTAACTCAATAGGATTGCCGACAAGTCTATAAACACTAACTATTTCCGCTTCATCATCATGCGCCGCCGGAGTGGTTCCAAGCTCTCCACGTGTCACTTGAGCGAAGTCCGTTGAACTACCGCCGATGATATTCACTCTCATTATCTCGTCGTCAACTCTCAAATACGATGTTAACTCCGCCTGAGAGCCGATAAAATTCGCGTTATCTCTTACCTGTAAAGCAGTTGCGACGTTATCTATTGGAGCCGTTAGCTCGTCCACGTATTGAATAAACAACTCTTGTCTTTTAAGAGAGTCGGGATTGTCGATTGTAATAACATATTCGCCGGCTAAACTTTCAACGCCGTTGATAACTCCTGAGAATATTCTTATAGAGTCTTTAGGATGCTCTAAACCGTCAAAAGATAAGTAAGCGTTACATTTAACGCCGAGAAGTTCCTTAGTTCCGATAAGGTCCGTCACTATTCCGCGATAGTCTATAAGCGAAACTTTCATAGAAGGGATTGAACCCGTTCCACCCTTATCTTGATTAAGTTGTTGAGTTAGTCTTTTAGTGGTCTTGCTTTTAGAAACAAAAGGGTATGTTGTATTATTCGGAACGGGAGTATCAAAAAATAAACCCTCGTCGAAGTCATACCCGTCGTCAAACTTAAGCGTCTTTAAGTCTTGAAAATACCCAAATACGCCAACGCCTATAATATCTATTATTAAGTTAGGAGTCTTTGCCGTTTGAGACGCTGCGAGCTTTGCCGCTTCTGTTAATACATAAGCCATTATTTATCCATATTTATAATTGTTTCAATCTTAGCTATCTTTGTTTCTATCTTCATTACTCGCCCGTTGTTTTTATGAATCGACTTTGCAAGGTCGTCCACTCTTAGCGAGTCCGTTTCTCTTTTAACTATTTCGGTCTTTACTTCCGTGTGTAGACTATTAACCGATAACGTTAAGTCGTCGAATTTTCCTATGAGTCTGCTTAAAAAGTAGCAAACCGCCGCTAGTAATAAGCCGAAAATAATTTCTATCAATCTAACTTCTAAAGCGTCCATTATTAAACCTTTGTATATGTTACCCAAGCGTCTATCACTCTGGTAGCGTCTGCAATCCAAGTTATCTCATTACTTGAGCTACTGAATAAAAAGAATGAACTATTTGTTCCGTTATCAAAAGGTACTGGCTTGATGTTTGTTGGCGATACTGTAAATGTACCTCCTTGTGAAACTATCTTATCGACTCCTGTAGCTATCAAAGCGGCACTTGCTGTACTCGCAGAAACATACACTTTCCAGACCTTTTTTCCGTCTAGAGTTTCCCCTGTAAGATATTCTGCCCCACCTGTTTTATTTTTAAGCCCTACTCCTGCCACTGTATAAAGAATATCAGAAGCCTTCCAACCTTCGATCGGCACTGTCGCATAAAATGAAACCGCATCTCCGTTAATAAAAAACGAATTACCGTTAGTAGGTGCAAGACCCATACCGCCGCCGCCCATAGCAGCAACGTTTAAAAAGTTGTCGCCACCCGTAGAAAGCACTTGATAGGAAGTTGTTGTGTTTGCCCCTCTTCCTAACGTCCCTATATTCTTTACAGGTTGTCCACTTTTTATGGTTAACCCTGTCGGTAGCCCTAGTTGTAACTCGGAGCCGTTTGTAGTCCCGATTATATACTTACCTTGAATATAGAGAGAGTCACCCTCTCTTCTCCAAGTAAAATCTACTCCTGTATTGCCGGTAGCTCCCTGAATAGTAGGAGTGTACGCAATTGTATCTAATTCAGAAGTCTGCCCTTGAAATACTACTCCGGTTTCGGGGCTTGTGTAGTCTAGTAGCTGACGCTGTAGAGAAATGTTAAAGTCTTTATCCGCCAAAACGCCCGTTCTATTATTCGACTGTATGTCATACACATTGGTAGACACTAGGTTAACCCCTGCTCTAAAATGGTAGTCACTTTCAACTGTTGCAACGATAGACGGAGGTACAGAAAAGAACCCAGACTTTAATGTTACCCTAACTATTCCTAAAGAGGTCCTTACTGCCGTGTCGACAAAAGACTCGTTGTCGCTTGTTACTGTAGCCGTTCCATTATTTGCAATTCTTGCACTATAAGTATTCTCTTTTACAAGTGACATGTATTGATTAGGGTTTGATATTGTTCTTTCGTTTGTCCACCCCATAACCTTAGTATCGTTATCAGTGTTAATTACGAACTTCGGTCTATAGTGTGTTGTCGTTGGCTCAAGTTGAAAATTAACTTGAATAGTCTTTGCTTCTGTACTTGGAAGCTTTAACTCTTTCGAGGCGTTTGTATAAACAACACCGTCGCTTGACTCTTCTATGAAAAGTGAAACATCTTCATTGTCTCCGTCATACTTCCAATCAAGTAAACGTCCTTGTAATTCAAATTCAACCGGCTTAAGTGTTGTGTAAACCGCACCAATTAATTCGCCGCCACTATCGCCCGTCGTAATTGTAAAGCTTGCAGAAGTTGAGCCGTCTAAAGGCGTAGTCGTTTCATCAACAACCGTATTAGTCACACCCGTTTCTGAGTAGACCGCACTTGGAAGATTAACCTCAAAGTCTTCGGTTCTTTTAGTGTTCGTTGTTTTCGACTCTAATTCATCGATGTTAATTATGTTGCTCGCTATATCTGTTTCGTTCGTGTCTACTCTGTTTTCTACTTCGTCGATTGCATCTTGTGTGTTTGTCGCCGCTAGTCCTGACGTTGAATTATCATATAGAGACAATGTTGCGTCGTTTGATAACCGTTGCCAGTTAGTAGATATGAAAGTTACGTCAGAGTTAAGAGTGATACATCTATAAATTGTGTTCGTTGTTGAAAGCCAAACGATATCGCCGACAAGATAAGGTGCTGCCGAAACCCATTCGTCTAGACCGCCACCACCGCCGCCGGCTTCGTTTAAAATGCTTGTATGAATAATGAAGAACTTTAGCGTGTCCGTTGAAAAGCAAACCTGTCCGTCTGTCGCCGTTGCTGCGTATGTTATAAGATTCGCTTCCGTGTCTTTCTTAACGTCTAACTGTGAAGGGTTTTGAACTCCGCCAGTGTCTAGAAAGTCGATCTTTCCGATAGATGTTGAATCTTCTTTTCGGCTTATGTATGCAGAGTTTACATTTGTAGAACTTACTGGGCTTTTAAAATCAACGGTCATTATATCTTCCTAAATTTAAGTTTTCCTGTTTCGAAGTAACCGTCAAAGCGCGGCTCTTTTAACTTGTATCCGATACCTTTACTACTGCTCGACGTTCTTTCGAGGCGACACTCTAAAAAAGAGTTTCTATCGTCTCTATCTTTCATAAACTCTAGATCGCCTTTCGCGGTTAAGTAATCCATAAAGTCGCGCGTATCTTGTATCGCTGTATTATTGTTTTCTATTGGAGCATCAAAGCCCATTTCTCTGTCTGTTATGAACTTGATATCAAACTCCATAAACTGCTTAAGACCAAACGAGACGATTTCTTCTAATCCGTTGGCAGACTCTTTTACCGAACCGTCGATAAACTCTTTCCAGTCTTCAAAGTCTACGTACCTTTGTAAAAAGAATTGAGGTAAGTAGATCGAGCCGCTAGCCGAATCGGACGTGTACGCGTTTGAACCAGAAAGATTCGATAAGACAGTGAAGCCCATAATCGGGTACCCACTATTAAGAGGGAATATGTCGGCAATCTTAAGCTCAAAGTCTAAAGGTGCCGATATTGTGACAAGCCTCGTGACTCGGTCTACTGCTATTGTATAGTCTTGAGTTAATGCCGCGTTTATAGCGATACTAACCGCATTTATATAGTCTGTTAGTGTGTATTTTCCAGAAGGTAAAGTGACGTCAATGTCGCCACTTCCTTCGTTCATTCTTATTGTGTTTGACGTTGCGTCAACTGTATATCCGTAATAAAAAGCCGATCTTGTAGTTAACATTAATTATTTCCTTGATACTCTATTCTAATCTATGCAATCGCATTACGTCTAATAGTTACACCTTCGCCGTCTACTGAGTCATTAATAAGTTGTACGATTCTGGAACCTGTCTCATTAGAGTCTAGTATGTCGCCGGTTATGTTTACCGTAACGCCTAGTTTTTCCTCTTTTAACTCCGGCTCATCTTCATCAATTACGCCCGTGTCACTAACTAGGGTACTACCGCCGCCGTCCGAGAAAGAACCGCCGCCCGTGGCACCACCGCCGCCTGCTAAATTACTTATAACCGCTCCAACTGCGACTAAACCTATCCCTGCCGCAATCGCCGCGCCGCCGCCCGTAACCTTTAGAGCCTCGACACCAAGCCCTGCACCAATTAAAACAGTACCAATTTGAGTCGCCATTTCTCCCATCATTCCAAGAACGAACTTACCAAAGTTCTTAAAAGCGTTTTCCCCGTTCATAAGAGAGTTAACGATGTTTTGAACTCCGCCGACGATACCTTTAACTAAAGCACCTTTTATTGTAGACGCCAGTTTTTTAGAGGTATTTGCCATTGTTTTCGCGGTATTGTCAAAACCGGCTTGTAGACTATTGAACATGTCTAAAGTAGTGTCGACCTCTTCTTGAGCCTCTGGAGAGGTTAACGGTGGGATAATTGAAGGTCTTGTTGTTTCTTCATCCGCGCCGGTTAACTCCGCAAGACGTTCTTGAAACATTTGTATTTTCCCTAGTGAGTCTTCTATATCCTCTTCGAGTTTCCCTCTTTTTCCGAAGTAACTCTCGAATATGCGCCCACCTTTACTAGCTTCGATTTGCTGCTTACTTGTCGCAACGACCTCGCCAAGACGTTCTATCTCTGCCGTAATTGTTTTAATTTCATCCGTTTTTGTCTCTTCTCGAAACTGTCTTAACCGTATTCTTATACCGTTAAACCCCGACGATAGACCGTCTAAAATACTGCGAACCGTACTCGATTGCGTCGCGAACTTACCAAGTTCCGCAAGTAGAAACTTAAATGAACCGCTAACCTTATCAAGTGAACCTGAAAAAGTGTCGAGACTTTTATTATAGTCTCCTTGAAATATCGAACCCTCTTTTAAGATTCCAACATATTCCGCCTGAACCTTTTCTGCAGCGGTTAATTTTCCGACTGTCTTACCTATAGATTCCGCGTATTCCTTTTGTAATATACTTAAGTTTTTAGTTATACCGGCGTTATCGACTTTGATTGAAAGATCGTTTTTTAAACCTTCCGACGCTCCGACAATTGCTTCACCTAATGACAAAGTCCCTTGACGGTTAAACGCTGCCGCATCTCTTAATGCTAGAAACACGTCGACTGTTTTCTTTGCGTCTCCATTAAAATTTGCTAGTAGTGTTTTAAAGGACGTAGTTACTTCTGCTAGCGGAATAACACCGTCGGCACTAAATTCTTTCGCCTTTTCTTTTAGAAGATCAAGATCGGAGCCGAACGCTGCCGAAACTGAGGCAAGTCCTTTAAAAGAATTTTCCATTTCTGCCGCGCCATTTATAGCCGCTTTAAAACTAAACCCTGCTGCTACTACTGCGCCGAACGCAATAAATTGACTCTTTAATCCGCCGAGCGCACTGCTAACGGAACCTTTTACTTTACCCAAGCCTATCGAGAAGCCTTTTGAAAAAGCGTTACCAGAAGCGACACCGGCACCCCCAAACTTTTTAGGAATGTCGGCGGTAGTCTTTCTTACCGAGCCTTTATTAAGAATTAAATCTAGTTCGATTATTACTTTTTCGTTTGCCATCCTGCTAGTTTCCTTGCCATCTCGATACCAGTAACTGCTTTTGTACCACTATGCTGTGTATATGATTTTCTAATCTTGTCTCTGTCCTCTTTGTTTTTAATATGAGGATATGTGCTTACTTGTATTTGGTTTAGATACTCTTCGCTTTTGAGGACTTTAATCGCCTTTTGGTACTCTCTGAAAATATCAAGCGACATTGTCAGAATGTAATCGTAAGTAAACCCGTAGAATCTACTTACCTGTGCGAAACTTAAAATGTCCTCGTCTACTTTTTTCCCGATTCACCTTTAGTTATCATGACGATAATTTCGTTTAAGTGTGATGCTTCAAGTTCTTCAATTACTTTTTTGTCCATACCAAGCGACACTAAAAATTCCGACATTAAATCGAACTCACTCTTGTCACCCTTTTCCATTTTCTTTATTAAAGCCTTGTATTCTTTCACAATCGGCGCACGAAACTTTACTTCCGTTCCGTAAATAACTAACTTATAAATCGTTCTTTCAAATATCATGTCCATATCCATCTCCATAGATAAGCCCCCTTTCGAGGGCGTTGTTAATTATGCTAAATATTGTGCCGAATCGCCTACTGCAAACACACTAATCTCTGACGGTCTATTCTCGTCAACTAGAGCGTTGAAAGTAATAGATAACGCTTTTGTGTCCGAACCGTCATAGTTAATTGAGCTAGGCATAGGTAACGTTTTCCAAAAAGTAACGTCTTCCGTTCTATCCGAGGCGTCTAATCTTAGAGGATGAAGAACAACACGCCCTGCACTCTCAAAAGAAGATTTAAAGTTCTTAGTAGTACCGAAACCAACAAGAGTCGTACCTGCTGCCGGAGTATACTTGTCTCCGTAACCTTCTGCTAGAATAGTTTCAAGTTTAGATTTAGAAACTTCTAAGAGACTCATTTCCATGTTTGCAGAAGTACCTTGAATTATCTGATCTAAAAGTAGCTCACCCGTTTGGTTTGATTTTACATCGAACGTAGTCGCTTCAAAGTTTACTGTGATACCCTCTTTAGTCTTTCCAAGAGCTTCCGTTAAACCTGTCGTGACTTCTTCAAAAGTGAAACCAGTATCAACGTCAGCAAGAACACTCAAAGACGCACCTATTCTATAACTTTCTAAAACTACACAAGTATTATCAGGACATAGACGCCCATAAAATGCTTTAGCAGTTTCTACTTCTGTTTTAATTAATGCGATTGCCTGAGCAACTGTATATCCTGTAGGAAGATCAACTTCGATAGCTGTCTTTCCTGCCGGAGCCGGATCAACACCAACTGCGTTTACTGTAAACCATACATAGAAATCAGTATCTACGTTAGAGATATGAAAAGATTCTCCGCCTGTTAGTCCTAGTATTGGAGTTACACATTCTCTTTGTTCTTTACCGAAAGTCGCAGAAGAAGCCTCTAATACGATTTCGGTCGTTTTTGTTACACATGCCATTTTAACTTCCTTGTTGTTTTATTATTAACAGAGTGTTTGAAGTACACTCATGTTTAAGTTTAATGTTACTATTATTGAATTGTCGTTATTCTCTAAAGGTTCCGGCACTTGTCCGGTAGGGTTACAATACTGAATAGGAAAATCGTCAGTCACTCTAAATGCTGATAAGTTTTCGAGACTTCCGCAGTCAAGAGCTACTGAATTAACTAAGTCCATTGAGTCGTCAAGCGCCGCTTGCGTGTCTCTATATCCTCTAAAGAAAAACTTAACGATAACTTCTATTTCAGAATCTATAAGATAATCGCTTTTAGATATCGACGGCACACTATAAAGAATATGATAAGCCTTATTAAAGCCGGTCTTTGCGATATTGTCGTCATTGAACGCGTCTTTGTGTTCTTTGAAGTCACTATCTACTGCCGCTATTCTTGCTTTTAAATATGTGCGTACTTTACTGTATATCATCCGCGAACCAACTCACCTGTAAAGTTATCAACGTTTTCCGAGATAGTATTTACACCGTCTGCGTTTGGATCAAGTCGGAGTGTTGCTCGTTTCTTAGCGTTAACTGCTAGCGTGTCGTACTTTGTAGCTTTAACAGAAAACACATCTCCGATATCGTTTGAAATACCTTCGAATATAATCTTAAGAGTTAGAAATTTACTCCACTCTTTAAACTCTTGTATGTCTACAATGTCAGAAGCTTCGTATCTAGTCCCGTCATTCTTCCATATTCTAGCAGCATCAAGATCATTTAGTATGTCGATTTGTGCTGTTCTATGCTTATCAAGAAAACTATTTCTTCCCTCTTGTACCCAGTTATGTAAATTAGGCTCGTATGGAGAAATATCCGTATCTTCCGAGAAGAGATTATCTTCTGCGATTGTTTTAATTGTAAGTGTTGACGTTAGGTCGTGTTCGGTAAGGTCTACTTCTGTTATTTTGACAGAAATAATTTGATCGCCACTTGCACTATACGCCCAATCGAGATACTTATCAGAAGTAACATCAATGTATCCATGTCCAGTATAAGGCTCGATCTCATAAGATAGAATACCGCTTGTAACACCACTAGCGAACGTACTAGATACATCAATTCGTGTTTTATCATTTTCTTGAACCACTTTCTCTGTGAGTATCTTTATAAAAATCATTCATTTTCCCTGTCTTATTTATTATCCATAGAATCGGGCTATTCGTCCAATTTTTTGACCATGCGCTCGATTTCTTCTAGGTCTTTCGTTGGTTTAACGCTCCACCAGAAATGACCTATTAAAACACCTACAACAAACGGTATAATAGGATATTTATGTCCCCAGACCTTAACGAGATGTGAAATGCTCGCTTCGGTTCCGCCTTTTGCGATTGCTACGAAGTCGTAACCAATAAGAATGGCTACCGCTAAAATTGTTACGTATATAGTGATGTTTTTCCACTTGTTCATGTATAAGCCTTTGTTAAGATATGTTAATCATTCGTTTTAGTTACTTTTGAACTTCGTTTAGCTCAACGTTAACCCCGATTGTGCTAATTACTGAGCTTGAGTTAGTTACTTCGACTCTAATAATCATTGTCTTGTACACGTTTGCGTCATAGTTCGATGAAAAACGGTAAAAGTCTGGAGAAACATTAACGTCGTAACCGAACTGATTAAGATTCATATAAGGAATTGTCGAGAATGTACCATATTGATTATCTAATACAGACAAGCTAACTGTAATGCACTCTTTAGCACCTATAAGCTCAATCGCTTGCATTTTAGTCCACTCATACGGGACCTCTAGATCGAAGGTTACAACTTCTCCCATTGCTATTTCTTTACATGGTAGCCCATGAACTCTTTTAAAGAGATTAAAACCTTCTTTTGTTCTCTTTGATGCAAACGCATTCGGGTATGAGTGAACAGGTTTTCCGAACTTATTATTAGTTGTTTCGCCCGACTCTTGCAGAAGAATCATTTCTTCTTTATTAAACTTCAGATACCCTCGATAATGCTTCTCATACTTAGCTCCCGTCGGAAGCCTTAATATATGTTGCTCGTCATTCAAGACTTGAGGCGTATAGTCCCCATAATACTCTTCTATTAGCTCATGATTATTAATTACTATCCATCTTTCCATTAGATACCTACCATATTAGAAGCTGTCATATTTACAGTATCGATAGTGTTAGAACCAACAACGTCTGGTAACGTGTTTGCGCTAAAGTTATCGCCGCCGTTCATAAGCCAAACCAAACTTGCCGATGTGCTCAGTAATTGAGTATCGCCCCATTTTCCAGCATCGTTTATTTCTTGTACTTCTGCTAAACTTAATTCTTTGTTATAGATTGCACATGAACCTGCAACACCGTCTAGGAAGTTTGAAGCTCCTGCGCCGCTTGAACCTTGCGCTCCGATTCTCCAAGAATCTGCTTCGTTATCGACGTGCATAGTTGTGAAAGCCGTTGTTTGATTTAACTCTAAGTTTCCGTCTACGTATAACTTTAATTCTCCAGCTGTACCGTATGTTAAAGCAACATGTCGCCACCCACCTCTTGCGAAAGTCGAAGGTGTATCATGAGAGATTAAAGCAGAGCCGTCCGTTGACATGTAAACTCGAATTTTATTTGTAGATTGTTGAGCAATTAGAACGCTGTAGCTACCGGCAAAACCGAACTTACTTATTAAGTTATCTGTAGTAGTCCCTGCATTAAGCTTAAACCAACCGTGTAATGTGAAATCATTAACAGGAAGTACACCGGATATGTCACTTACCTTAACGTATTCATCTACGCCATTCATATCAACACCGAGATTCGGGACAAGTGGTAATCTAGTAAAATTAGATTGATCCATACTTATCATAGTCCCGTCAATGCCTCCGATGTGATCTACAATAGTCGGTGCTGTGTCAGCATCTCCCATTCTATACCAGTTTGAAAGCGTCGCGCTTGTTGATAGTTTAGTAGGGTTAGTAGGTACCCCTGAATTATAAAGATTAGTTATTTCGCTATCACTTAAGACAGTATCTTTCCACACTGTCACCTCATCAATGTGCCCTAAACCTTTTTCACTTCCATTTCTTAATGCTCCTATAGAGAAATCAGTGGTCGAGTTGTGAATATTTGTCATCGGATTGTCGGTACCAGAATATGAAGTCTCTTTAACTCCATCAACATATATCTCTGCCTGATTAGCAGTGTTGAATGTAAACCCTACGAAATGCCATTCCCCATCTTCTACATTAAAAGAGGTAGTGTTTAAAGTTTTCGCATCTGAAGTACCATTTTCCGACATTCTTAATCTTAAACTACCGGTAGCATTTAAACTCAAAGACCACGCCCGTTGACCTATACCACTATGATAATTGGAGGCAATTGTTCTAGTTAAGTTATTACTCGGAACTCTAATCCAAGCAAAAACAGACAAGTCATTTGTAATAGAGTTAGGTCCACATCTAACCCATTCATCAACCCCATTAAAATATGTGGCGAACTCGTTAACAAACTTTTTAGCAGCAGCAAACAATGTGAAAGGGAAAGTTAACATTACGCGAACCCATTCCCAAGAGAGCAATAAATATTTGTCCCATCACTTATTCCTGTTAAGATATCGACCGATAAAGCATCCGTTGATAATACTGGAACTTCACCGCCAACAAACTTAAATGCTGTGCCGTATGTTAATAATCTTGTACCTGTAGCATCTTGCTTAATAATGAATATATAAGTTGAGCCATCCTTTAAATTAGTTGGATTATCAAGAACTCTGTCGCCTGCGAGAATAACCTCGTGCACGTTTGATAGCGCACAATCTGTTGAGATGTTAGCGCCGTCAACTAAGTTATTAGTTAATGCGTATGCTTGCGTTTCAACTCTTGTTGAAGTTGTATCAACAACTATTTTATTTGTGTTATCAACTCCTAGCCTCAATTCCCCTGCAAGTGTACCGTTATCAGCTGCATAGATTAAAGAGTTGCCATCATCACCAACCGAAAACTTTAAACCATGCGTATCCGTTCCCGAATAAGTTTCATTATTTACAACTAACGCCCATGGGTTTTCATCATCGGCAGCAATGTTTACAATAGGGTTTAAACTTGTACCGTTATCATGAACAGTTAAAACCGCCGTAGACGACACTCCGTTAATACCCACGCTAACAGAATCAACACATAACAAAGTGTTTGCTGCCGCTGAGTCTTTAACTTCAAATAAAGGAAGTCCTGTGGGAGTGTCCGCGTCTTGAACAACTAAAGCACCGTTCGTTACGTTCGTTTTAATTTCTGGCTCTATAGAATTATTATAGGCGGCTTGAAGAGTTGTCGTTGCCGACGTTGCTCCGCCACTTGCACCTTCTCCAAACTTTCCTGCATTTATAAAACGCGCTTTCGCTGAGTCACTTAAGTCTGTCGCATTACCTTTTGCAATAATCCATCCTCTTATCGGGATAGTATTAAGTTGAGGGTTCTTTTCAAAAACTTCTGTATTAAGAGCTGCTTCTGCTGCTGCGATTGATGTATATAAAGCTTGCCCATAGTGTGCAATCGTGACGCCTGATTGACTATAAAACAGTCTAAAGATACTGAATCGATTATTGGCGACTGATGCCAAGCTTCCCGACCCGTCATCGTAGTTACCCACGTCTAAATTGAAAACACTTGGAACGATAGTAAAACCGCCCAATCCATCTCTATAATTCATAAAGAATGAACCTGCGACCGATGCTGCGTTAGCTGATTCGTTAGGGTTCTTCTTGTTAACCCCGTAGTTAATACCCATCGAGAAAGAAGTTCCACCCGATTTATTTAATAATAGGTTTGCTCCGTTGGCAGAGTAGACATTTCCACTAGTATTAATAATACCAATTGCAGCCGCCATATCATTCAGTTGATTATATGGTGAAGCAATGAACCTAGAAGTTTGTGTAACTGCTTCAATGACAGTCATTCCAATATGTGTAGTTAACCCGATGTTAATAATGTCTCTTTGTTCTTCATCACTAAAGCCGAATTCTTGTTGTACTATTTCACCAAAATACTTTCCATCTGTAGGGTCGAGCGCGCCTTTTTCTATGCCGATAAAGGTATTTACCTTAGTAAGAAGTAAATCATCTGTTTGAGCTATTAATCCCGTCCATTTAATCTCTGCCGTTACTGGATTAGTTGGGTCGGTATGATTATCAACTATATGTCCGATACCGTCTGCGATATCAAATTTTGTATTATCACCACCATTGATAGTTATTTCACCACCGTTAACGATACCAGTTGAATCACTTAATGCGACCGCGTGTTGTTCGCTAGACGTCATGTATCTATCGCCAGTTAACGTCTGTATTGGTCCAGAAATTTCGTATGCACCAACGCCACTTACCCAAGCAGTATCCCCACCTTTTGAAGTCGCCATTATATAAGGTGCAATCTTAGGGTAATTACTTGCGTCTGCATCGTAGATATAAAGCGTTTGAGTGTCAATTTCGCCTGTCGATACTTGTCTAACAATTACTTCGATACCAACATCTAAATCAGATATCGTCGAGAGTTCAACTGGGTCCGCTGCGTCTACTACTGTAATTGTTGCGAGAGAGCCTGCCGGTCCTGCCGGTCCTTGAGGTCCGCTAACTTCATCTTTGTTAATCCATTCTAATACACCACCAACATTCTTAGAGGGTATCGTGTCCGCGCCTGCTTCTGTAAAGCCTTTTGGTACATGTATTTCGTCAGTGTCTGTTATAGTTGAGTGTATCTTTGTCATTATCTAGCTCTCTAATATATAAGCGCCCTCGTTACTAATAACGGGTTCGCCTGCGTTTAGTGTTATGAAATTAATTGATGAGCAATCGACTCCCGTACATTCCCAAAATTTGAGAGTGAGTGTCGCCGCTAAAAATGCGTCAGAGTTTGGTGATATTGTTCTAACACTTACGTTATTACTAGAATCTCCAGTAAACTTATTACGCTCTTTACCTATCGTAGAGCCTTTAACTGTATATTTTGTCATTTAGTCTTCCTTAGTTAAGGTTTCTAAATCTTGTGGTTTCATTTCTGCGTAGTACCATGCAATCCATAGAGTTTTCCCTCTACGATTAACATGAGTTTGGATATCGAAGTATTGGTGCATTGATTTTGCTTTTACGTTCGTATCAAACATGAGACGACGAAGCCCTCTCGGGCTTGTCGCTTCAATGTAATTAGGTATTGTTTTTTTGTGATTAATCACTATTTCATAGTCGCGATTAATGCAGACTTAGAAGCCGCCGCAGCGTATCCTTCATTAACTTGTAATGGACCATGTCCCCAAGTAGTGTCTACAACGGCTTTCACACCTTCAGTTCCATAATCTAGGTTAGGTTGTTCACCATACTTAGCTTCTCTTTGAACAGCATAACCGTATCCTGACATTTCTACCATGATAGCTTCATCAACTGGCATAGAAGTAGCGTTAGTAATTACAACTTTAACACCGTAAACAGTTCCGATTTGTCCGTCAACGATTGGCGTACCAAGTCCTCTATAATCATTTCTGATAAAGTTAGGAATCTTAAGCATTGCTTCTTCTTGATCAACTGGAACGATTAAAGCAGTCTTAGAAAGATCACCTTCGTTTTTAAGAATGTGCGATCTCATAGCAAGAATTGCGTCTTCTGTAATATCAGCACCAACAAGTCCTGCTGAAAAGTTAGAAGCTGCGATCATACCAACAATTAACTTAGAGTTAGAGTTTCTGATATGTGCAGTTGCTGCTCTTTCTGCCGCTTTGATTTGGTAGTTAATTGATGATTGCATTGCGTCTGCAGCATCATAATTCCATTTAACGATTGGGTTTTGAGAAAGTGGAATTTGATCAACACTGTCTACTAGTGGAGCGTTATCAGCACCTGCGTCTCCGAAACCTCTTTCTGAAACAGTAAAGCTTGTAAGCTTAGGAACTGAAACAACATTAACGCCTTTTACAGCCATGCTTGATAGGTCTTCTACTAATGGAGCAAGTGAAATTGCATCTAAAAGTTCTTTCTGTACGAGACTAGAAAATAGTTCCGCTTTTGTTTGTGCTAGATTGTTAGCAGCCATTTTTTACCTTCCTATGGTATGTGGTTTATAAATTTCTTAGTTGAGCTATAATATCTTGTTTAGTTTGAGGCTCAACGTTTTTACTTTCTTGTCTTGGCGTTCCTGTAACGTGGTTAATATTTACTTTGCCACTGTCAAACAACTTTATATCAGAGTATTGCTCCTTAACTTCATCTAACAATCTTTTAAGATCATCAGCATTGACGTTAAAGTCTCCGTCAATCTCAACACTCTTCATTTGCTCTACACTTAGTAGCTTCATAAGCGTGTCTGGGTTTTTACAATGCTCCTTAACAGCGGCAGACTTAATCTGTTCACTGAAACGATTGAAAGCATATTTCTTATCAGAGTCGGCACTTCTACCTTTTACCTCTTTAAGCTCGTCTCTTAATGCAGAGATAACGCCCTCGTAGTTCCCTTTTGCCTGTTCTTTATCTAAGTTTCTCGCCTTGTCAGCTTCTTCATAACCAGAAAGTTGTTCTTTCTGCTTCTTAAGCTGTGCCAATAAGTCACGATTCTTAGCTAAAACCGCCTCTGGGTTCTTAACTGTTTCAATGTTCGCTGCTGTCTCTGTCGCCGTAGGCTCTAAAGTTTGAGTCGTAGACTCGTTTTGGTTCGTTACATCCATTGTAATCTCCGTAAATGTTACGTGTCAAATAAGTTTGACGTTCGTTATTATCTCTTGCGTCGCAAGAATCTTATAAATTGATTTTTAATTTTAGCTTTGGCGTTATCTGTTACCCCTAGAAGCTTTACGTTTCTAGAAGCGAACCCTCTAACAATGTCGCTAATATTAACCATACTCTTAATAGGAATAAGCCCGTCAGAATTGATATATCCTTTATGAGTACCCAAGCCCTCTATTATAATCTTGTTGCCTTTCGGTTTAGCGAATAACTTTCTAACAAAGTCGCCCGTTATAGTGGCGTTTGATTTGAACTTGCTATAATACTTGGATTTCGTGTTAAGTTCGACTATATCAACGCGTCTATTAATAGTTTCGGCGGACAATAGCGGCATAGGAGTGTCGTTAACCTGTAATCCGGCTCGTATGTTTCGACGCATTTCGTTTTGAACAGTCGCCGCCGACTTCTTTAACTCTTTCGGGTTGTTTTTAAAGTCGTGTACAGCTTTTTTAATTCTCCTCTCTATAGCTTTACCGTTCTTAATCTTAACTGCCATCGTTAACCTCGAATAGTTCTGAAAACGCTAAATTGAAAACATCTTCCGGCGACTCTTGGTCCACGAATGAAACAGTCAATAGATCGGTAACTGCCTGTTCATTCGCGGTACTAACTTCATCCTTGATGTTAGCAATATCATCCTTGAACTTTGATTTCACTTTCTTTACGTCTTTAGCGGATACGCCAAACCAATCACGCGGATTGATAACGCTTTTGTTTTTACCTCTTATTCCTGAGATGTTACCAAACGCTTTGCCCGTCTCATTTTTTGAGACTTTGATTGTTACTTTCGAGCCTTTCGTTTTAAAGTCGAGAGAGTCCATCATGTCGCCCGTTAGAGACAAGTTGATATCACTCGCACTCTTTCCGAACTCATCCCAATCCTCAGACTCTCGATAAGCTTTCGAGTAACTGTCGAATCTATTACCTGAAACATCTTCATTGTCGTCTACTGTTCTATCAATAATTCGATCTAATAAAGCTTGTCCGACCTCTTGAACTAAGCGAGGATTGCCGGAAACGTCAACTCCAAGAATCTTACTAACGTCTAACGTTTGCTCAACCTTGTCTTTTGTACGTGTCGATTTGCCGGCGAGTCGTTTCATTACGCTTTATTCTCTTCGTCGATAACTTCTGTTTCAACATTAGGCTCGACTAATATATCACCCTCTTTTGGAATAAGTTCTTCTGCTTGATCTCTTGGAATCTCTTCTAGAAAAGCGATAGCGTCTATCTTGTCATAGATACCCATATCCATTTTCCTTTCCGCAATGTCGAGGCGTTCCATTTCACTTAACATGTGTTGAGGCTCTTTATACTTAACAATAACTTCACTATCTTCTGGAAAGTCTGTCGTTTCATACTTAGAAAGAAGTAAGCCCGTTCCTTTAAGAACGTTATGCCATGCTTTAACAATCTTGTAGATTTCTGCTTCTGCGTCTCTATAGATCGCCATTGTCTCTTTACTCGCGTCGAACTTTTCAATCTGAGCTAAGAGTCTTTCGGTTCCACTAGAAAACTTATCTGTAGACGCTTGCCCACTAATCGAAGTTGTCTCTAGTCCTTGAGATGATAAGAATTGAGCTAGCAGCGATTCATTATATGCCTGCGCTCCTGCGATATCACTGTTAGGTGTTGCATATCCGAACTCAACGTTAGAGTCTGGATTATTCGGGTCCGTTACAAGCTTTAAGATTCTGTTAGGACCCACGTTTATGTATGAAGGCATTAAGTTAGATGGAGCCTTTAAGAAAGCCTGTGCAAAGCCTTGAGTCTCGACAATTTGACCGAGCATAGATTGATGTACGTTATAATCAACACAAAACTCTGCCACATCGTTTGTCTCTTCTCGCCAATATGTGAAATCTTTCATTGCTGAAATTGGAACTACTGGCATGACACCTTCGCTAGCAAGAGGCGACTCTATATCTTCATTTAAGATTAATCCGTTGCCGTCCATTACGAAATGATACTCTTTAGACCAAACGATAAAGCGATCTTCTGCCGCTTGATAATCGTCAACGTCTGCGATCTTCTCGTTAACGTTGTTTTGATTCTTTAACGAAGCTTTATTTGTGTTAACCATTTCATTATATGCAGAGAATATATACACTTCTCCCGTTTCTGGGTCCATGTGATCGGGTACAACATTAAGTTGATGCGCTTTTACTGGACGCATTACTAGCTTACCGTTTTTAGGCTCTATTAATAAATGTGTTTGAAGCTTCTGCAATTCATAAAGCTTATTAGATTCTAATAGAGAGAAGTTGGTACGCATGTCTCTATAGATAAGCTCGACCGCTTCCTCTTGTTCTTCTGATAAGTCTGTAAAGTCTCTTGTTGGTTCGCCCTTGTAAAGTGAAGCGCGACTATCTACGACCTTTTTCAGTATGTTAATCGAACTAACAATTGGAATCTCTTTTACAAGTTCCGCGTTGAATCGGTCACATATCTTTTGCTCAACGTATGGGCGGATATTACCGGCGTAAACGTCCCACTCTTCCTGTGAGTTTTGTAAACGTTCTTGGTTTTCCGTTCCCTTAATCTCTTCTATTAACTGTTTTCTATATGCCTGATCTAATAATCTTTCATCCATGATTATGCTTCCTTATTTTGTTACTTTCTTTTTTGTTTTCTTCTTAACGGGCTTTGTTGGCTCATCTTCGTAATGAGCGTATGCCATTTTGTAACCGATATAGTGAATTGTTGCGTTCTTCTCGTTTACTATCTTCTCGATCTTCTCGATGAAAACGGAGTCTCTTATATCTGTTATCATTTCTATCTTAATCATTTTTCGCCCCTCATGTGCGTATGTGTTAACTGTTTTGGTGCTTCAAAGAAGGGCATTAGGTTCCAACATAAATAACCGAACGCATCTGAAACATGGGTCAACATCTTATCAGTCTTTTGATCTAGCTTATTATCTTTCCAAGAGACCTTATTTAAGTCGTTTATAAGTTTTTTACATCTTGGATTAATTTTAACCTTACCGTCCTGTAAAAGTCTATTAACGTTGTTCACTCGATCATACTGAATAGGATTGTGTACGTATTGAACGTGGAACCCGTTATCTCTTAAGATTTGGTGGTCCGTCTTCCCTGACGTTTTCCGGTTCTTCCCCGTTGAATCGGGATATATCGTTCCGTGATAACCTTTCTTTGCTAAATGATGAGCCATTCTTTGCGTATCGCTATTCTCTAAGAAAGCTTCATCGAATACGTGAATCTCTCCATTAACAACGGAAGCACACGCCGCTGTCATTGGCATAACGTTAAAGTCCATTCCGATATGCGTCGTAGATCTTGCTTGTCTTTCGACATTGTGGATATGTAACTCTTGATCGAAACAGTAATATGCTAGCCCGTCGTCTCCGTCTGAATATTCGCCGCGAAGAAATCTTGCTCGCTCCTTCTCTGGTAAGCCTTGAAGAAATTCTATATACTCTTCATCTATGTTTTCGATGTTATCTGACGGGTTCATTAACAAACTGACGTAATTATCGGGATTGTTAAGAGGTTCCGACTCGACCGGATTGACCTTTTTCTCAAAGAGCCAGTAAGCCCAGTGTTTTTTAGAAGCCGGATTACAGTCGTAATACACCTTTTTAGATAGTGTGTTCTTTTCTGCTAGTCTTGTAAGGGCGATTTGAATAGACGCATAACTTAATTGTGAACACTCGTTGAAGTAGATAGTTGAATACTCTTTCCCTAGAATCTTCTCGACACGTTTATCATCGTCTAACCCTGCGACCCATACCTCCGAGCCGTTAGGTAACACCCAAACATAATCGGTTTTGTTTCTATTAGACCATGAATCTTTCAATTCGGGAAAAGCGATGTCAACAATCTTCGGTATTGTATCCATCCATATAGACGTTTTAACACTGTTAAACGTTTTTCTAAGTATTGCGTGCCGCGACCTAACTTTAGAGGCTCGTATTATAATAGCGTAACATGCGATAAAAGTTTTGCCGGACCTAGATCATGAGCCGCCAAACAACATATTGTGCTTGGCGATACCTCCTAGGAGTTTTACGGCTTTCTTTTGTATTTCGGTTTTCTTAAAGCTCATTAAAGTCCCGAGTCGTCAACGTCGATCTTTATTGTTGCATCTTGATGTTCGATAACTTGCTTCTCTCGCCATTGGTCCGGTCTACGGTTCTTGAGCCAGAAGATCATTGATGTAGTGTCGGGAGCGATTTCTTTCACTCTCGTACTTTCGATTATGTTACCGGTATTCGGACAAATGCCGCTTACCACTTCCTTTGTAGATATTTTCCCCGTAGCTTTTTTAAACAATGAGTCTATTACAAGTGAGTCTGCCAAGTCTTTAGATATCTTTAAGGACTCCGAAAAGATTGGATCGTCTTCCATAAGTTTGTAAAATGTGGACTCCGCGCACCCTATAAGGTTAGCCATTTCTTTATTAGTGTACCCTAGTGGAGCAAGTCGCAATAATGTATCTTTTTGTTGTTGAGTGTATTTGGTAGGTCTACCAGTTTTCTTGGTAGTTTTCTTAGCAACTTTCTTAGTCGCTTTCTTCTTTGCCATATCATTCCTTTAACGTAGTCAAATTAATGTTACCCGTTGGGTTATATCAATCTTACTGTAAAGGAATATGGGGCGTCAAATTACTCGCTTAGTATCTTTTTAATTTCTGGGTTACTTAGTGTATAATAAACTCATCTCACTAAGGCTCATTGACCCTGATATGTAATTACCATATCTAATCTCTGAGTTTTTTTATTTCTTTCTTGTTTAAAAAATGCTCTTCATCGTCTCGTTTATGCATTTCGAGCGTGAATCTATCTATATAATCACAAGCCTCTTTCAATAGCTCTTTAAGTTGGTCGCGTTCAGCTCCAAGCTTCTTGCTTTCACTCATGTGTGACCTCATTGCGTTTTGAGAACCTTCATATAAAGATATAATTTTATGACAATGCTCTACCATGTTAAGGTTACTTATCTCTTCACTCACTTCCCCTTCCTTGTTTCTGTTATTGCTTTTAATGTTGCTCTAATCTTTTCTTGTAAGCATAAATACTTATTGCCTTGAATAGTTTTTCTCATTAATTCAACACACTCTCTAAGCATCTCGTTCTCTTTCTCTAGTTTATCAATATTTGCTTGTTGGTGGTTCCAAGCGTCTCTTATTAAAGAATCTCTATTGTAAGGAAGATTCTGCATCTTGCTTTTCAAACTCTCGCTAAACCAAGCTTCAAAACTCTCGCTATTGCTTCCCATTTAAAACCCTAGTTCTTTTTTGAAGTTATATTTACCACTAACAACTTTGTATATTAAATGTTTTGTAACGCCATATTTTATACCTATCTCTTTTGCGCTAAACAGCCCTTTACTTCCTTTAACGTAGTTTGATTCTATCCAATTACAATCATTTAGCGTTAATTTTCTTAAATTGTTTGACCTGTGGTGGCTCACTCTGTTTTTGTTAAACGCATTTTTTAAATTAATATTTTCTCTGTCTATTAAACCGTTACCCCATGCGTGCTTCGTGTTTTCAGATACAGTACACCACTCTAAATTGTGAATGTTGTTATTACACTTATTGCCGTCTATATGGTTAACATGATTTTTACCGTCGACTCTTTCTATAAACGATTCTGCTAATATCCTGTGAAGCGATTTTGTTTTAGCTACGCCTTTTTTGTGAAGTCTATAACAAAAATATCCATTCATTATCTGCGGTTTGAGTTGCTTATTTTTATAGTGCGAATAAACATGATACTCTTCTGTTATAGAGTACAACCCCACATATCCCTCTATAAAATTAACTGTTTTCATTTCTTTTCCTCGTTCGGCTTCGTCTCGTTCAAGTAATCGTGCATCGACCAAATTATCGTTGCTTCATCCTCGATACATCTAACCGTGTCGCACATCTTAATCGTGTTCGCCATATCTTTTATGCACCGGAGTCTCGTTTTCGGAAAGTCGTCGCATACTTGCACGTTCATTATTATTGCTATTATAAGATTCGTCATTCTATCTCCTTACTCTCACGTCCACGAATATCGAATAGTATAAGTATAGACAAGCGAAAGCGCCTAACCCTAAAATTATTACAAGCGCGTATTGTATTAGCATTATTGCGACTATATCCGCTATGTGATTACTCATAGTTTATCCTCTACTATTGGTTTATGTGAATAATGAAGCAACCCCAACCAAAACTACTAATATGATTTAAGTAATAAGGCTTCCAATACCATTTCTTCATAACTCTAAACTTAAAGTTAAAATAGTCTCTATTCATCAGTATTTCCTGTACCATTGGTTTCATGCTGTCTTATTGATGCCATAATGCAACGGTATAAACCTTTACACGAAGAGTACTCTTCCACATAAAGTGAAATGTGCGCTTCAATATCTTCCGCAAGTTCCTTGTGGTTTAATTTTATATATTCATCTAGTGTCATCACTTAAACCCCCAATGGTTTTGTTAATACTGTTATCTTTTTCGCATTGACGGTAACCGTCGACATACAACTGTGCTGCTACGCCCTTGAGTGCGATAACGTCAGCAGCGAGCAACCATTTCCCTGTGCTGTTACTGGGTTTTAATAAGTTTTCATACCATTCAGAAAATTTACTAGCTAACATTTCGTCGCTAGCCGGAGGTATGTCACCACGATACGGATCATGACCGTCATGAGGAAAAAACTCTGACGTTGCGCCTTTATATTCACAATTATTACAGACAGAATTACCTTCAGGTCTTTTCTCTGTGACAAAACCAAGACCGATATTTTTACATTTAGGACAAATCATGTTCTACCTTTTTGTTAACAGTACTTGTTAAACTGTTTGTTTCTTCTCTTTTAACTCGAAAAATCTTCTCTTTATTCCGCGCTGTAAATTGTCATGAAGATCATGCGCCATATCCCATTGCTTTTTTGCAAAGTCCCATTCAACGTCAATATGACGTGACATTTCATTAAGGGTTTTTACACAGTCGGTTTCGTTTATATTTTTTGTTGTTACTCTCATGACTCACTACTCCTAATAGAACATTCACTACTGTTAGTAACTGCTTTTAATG